GCAACAATGACAGAAGCCCAATTTAAAAGGGAGTTCGGCGCTGAATTTACAGACGATAGTTCTGGATTCTTTAATTTAAAAACAATAAAAGAGTGTGCGTTAAACATAGGTGAATATCCAATGGTAGAATTAAAAGGGGAGGGTGGAGAAAAATACATTATTGCTTTTGACCCATCTTGGGCTGGTAATGATACGTCAGATGATTTTGCTATTCATGTTATAAAACTTGTAGAAGAAAAAAAAGCGGGGATAGTTGTCCATAGCTATGCTTTGAGAGGCCAACAATTAGAGTCCCATATGAATTACTTCTTGTATTTATTGAAAAATTTTAATGTTGTCGGGATTATAGGCGACTATAACGGCGGGGATCAATTTATAAAAGCTTGCAATGAAAGCGCTTTATTTAAAGACCAAAATATTAATCTTGGAATATTTCCTTCTGTCAAAACAGAGAGTGACAATTCTGACGAAGGCAAAAGAGAGAGAAAAAAAGAGCTGCAAAAATTAAAAAGATTCTACAAGCCAGACTATAAAGATTATGTGTTTTTAAGAACTCCTTCTTCAAATTGGATAAGACAATCAAATGAAATGTTATGCAAAAGCTTTGAAAAACAAAAAATACTATTTGCTTCTAGACACAATCTGGAAACAAATATGAAAGATCTGAAAAAAATAGATCTAAAAAACATAAAATTTGACACAGAATTAAAATACAACGACAAAATTGAAGAACAAAGTAAAGTGATTGATTTCCTCGAAAAGCAAAGCGACAATATAGACTTAACCATAAACGAGACAGCTTTAATTATACAAAAAGTTTCTGCGCTTGGAAATAGAAGCTTTGACTTACCTGATAGTTTGAAAAGAGACAAAGGTAAGTATAAAACCCGTAAAGACTCCTACTCTGCTTTGGTGCTTGGGAATTGGTTTGTACAATTATATTATGAGATGAATAATATGTCAGACGAAGAAGAATACGGTGGTTTTACTCCAGTTATGTTTTAATTTCTACTTTCAAAGTAAAATTGTGTAAAAATATTTATGCCTGAAAAGACAAAAAGACCTTATAAAAAAAAGAATTTAGATTACTGGAACAAGAGATTGGGTAAAGAAACCCCTTCAAATACACCTAAAGTTTCTCATTCCGTGTCTTTCGGCGAAGATTGGGAGCCAATGGGTGATGATTCGCCGAATTTATTTAATTCTAATCTCTCAAAAGCAAGAAGAAACAACTCTACTGGAACAACTGGTTCAAGATTTAATCAGGTTTTTGTTGATAGCAAAGATGCTAGATATCATAATATAGACCAATTAAATATGCCTTTCAGTACCACAAAACATGGTATAACAATGAGAAAGGCTATTGAGCTTACACAAAAAGCTTATGCCAATATTTCTATTGTAAGAAACACAATCGATATTATGTCTGAATTTGCGAATTCAGAAATGTACCTAGAGGGTGGAACAAAACAGAGTCGCGAATTTGTTAAATCTTGGCTAAAAAGAATAAACATAGAAAGCTTAAAAGACCAATTTTTCAGAGAATTTTACCGTTCTGGCAATGTTTTTCTTTATAGAATAAACGCAAAATTTTCTTTAGAAGAAATCGCACAGATTTCAAAAATTTACAATGTAAAAAGTTTAAATATTCCAATAAGGTATTTGTTATTAAACCCTTATGAAATTTCTTTGTATCACTCGTCTTCTTTCCATAATGGTAATTACCAAAAAGCTTTGTCTCAATACGAGTTAGAAAGACTTAGAGATCCAAAAACAGACAGGGATCAACAAATTTTCGATGCACTTCCAAAAGAAACGCAAAGGCAAATCAAAGAAGGAACTTGGTTGGATGATGGCCTTTATATTGAATTGGACCCAGAAAAGATAAGGTATTCTTTTTATAAGAAACAAGACTATGAGCCATTTGGAGTCCCTTTTGTTTACCCAGTATTGGATGATATAAACTGGAAATTAGAGCTTAAAAAAATAGACCAAGCAATATGCCGAACAGTAGAACAAATTGTTTTGCTTATCACAATGGGTAATGAACCAGAAAAAGGCGGTGTTAATCCTAAACACATCAAAGCTATGCAAAGCCTTTTCTTGAATCAAAGCGTTGGCCGTGTTTTGGTTTCTGATTATACAACTAAAGCTGATTTCGTTATTCCAGATTTAAAGAAAGTCCTTGGGAAAGAGAAGTACGAGATCGTAAACGAAGACATTAAAGAGGGCTTGCAAAACATTATTCTTGGAACTGGTTCTTCTAGTGAGGGTAAATTCGCTAATCAAATGATTAAAACAAAGATATTCTTAGAAAGAATCAAAGAACCAAGAGCTAATTTTAAAACTTTTATTCAACAAGAAATTGATGATATCTGTGAACAAGCTGGATTTCAAAAGTCTCCTACAGCGGAATTTCAAGAAATGAACCTAAAAGATGAAAATGTTGTCAATAGAGTCGCACAAAGGTTAATGGAGTTGGGGATATTAACACCAGAGACTGGAATTGAATTCTTAAAAACAGGGGTTTATCCTACAAAAGAAAAATTAGAAGAATCACAAAAAGAATTTTTACAACAAAGAGAAGAAGGACTATATAATCCTATTGTTGGTGGAACTCCAGTGGGGAAAGAAGAAAATGGGGGGGCTGGCGGTGCTAAAAAACCACCTATTTCATCTTCTGGCCGACCTTCTGAATTAGCACAAAAATCTTCTGCGAGTAAAAAAGAAGTTCTTTATAAAAAAGACATTGCTGATGTTGTTTTTGCAATTTCTGAATTAGAAAAATACGGAAAAGAAAAATACAAACAAAATCAAGCAAAAAAAAGAATTACAAAAAAAGATCAAAAGTTTATAGATCATATGGTTGAATCTGTTGTCGCTTCTAGTGAAAACAAAGATTGGCACAAAAATATAGAGAAAGTTTCTAAAGACATTAATTTGTTAACATCTTTTGATACCAATCCAGAAATATATAATATCGCCGAAAAATACAATGAAAATATATTCAATTCCGCTATTATATATCACAGCAAAAAATTTCACAATAAAGATAAATAAATGTAAAACATATAGATATGAAAATTAAATCAGACTTTTTAACAGAAAAAATGGCTCAAAAATATGCCGATGGGGTCAAAGAAAAATTCGGTTGCGTGCCAACATTAAACAAAGCTTCTGTAGAATATGACATTTCCTATTGGAAAGAAAACAAAGCGTCTGACATGACAGAAGAAGAAGTTATGGCTTCTACTCCAACTTACGAAGAAATGGATAGAAGTATTTCCTATGTTTACGATCATATGAATTATAAATTTGACGCAGTTAGAGAAGAAATGGGCTACTTCATGAAAATCCTCCAAAATCACATGAAAGGACATCTGCCGAACGTAAAAAGTAACGAACAATTATCGAAAGCTATTAAAGCTCTTGGTTTAGAAGGGGAATACGAAGTTTATAAGCCAATGATTTCTGTGGCAAACAAGAAAACTGGCGAAATCATTGTTGGTTAATGTTTGATGAAATTCAAAGAGCGGTATTTAAAAGTAATATCGCAAAAATTGAAGACATTCATTCGAAAGAAGAATTGTGTGATTTTTCTTGTGCAAACTTAGATAACATACAAAAAATTGTCGGCAATGAAATAGACTTTTCTAAAAATGTCGATTTGTTGTCTGTGGCCTTCCCAATTACTGTTGTTAATCAAATTAATGAAAATGGCGAGGCTTTAATTAGCCCAATTGCAACAGAAGTAATCGATTACTTTAAACACAAACCAACAAATATAGAACACAAGCCACAAAAAGTTGTTGGTCATATGATTGATGTTTCTTTTAATGAAATGGAAACATATGATATCTTAAAGCCAAAAGATATTAAAAAAAGAAAAGACCCTTTTTATTTAAGCGCGTCTGCTGTATTATATAAACTTGGAAACCCAAATTTTATTGATTTAATTAAAAGGTCTTCTGATCCAGAAGATTCAATGTACCAAGCTATATCAGCAAGTTGGGAAATTATTTTTAAATATTATGCAATCGCAGTTGGCAGCAAAAACATAGAAGAATGCGAAATATACACGGAACCAAAAGACATATTAAAATATAAAAAATATTTGAAGAAATTTGGGGGATCTGGAAAACTTAGAGACGGAACTCCAGTGGGGAGAATTATTTTGGGGCCAGCTTTACCAGTTGGGATTGGTTTTACTACTAACCCAGCGGCTAATGTTAAAGGCGTATCTGTAAATATTGGCGAAGAAGATTTGATAGAATTAGTAGATAAAAAAACATTACTAAGCATAGATGGAGAAGAAATAGAAAGTATATTTAATACAGCTAAAAGCGACTCTTGTAAAGAAGAAAATAAAGAATTATTACAATTTTTTGATAAACCAGAAAAAAATATTTCACATAATAATAAAAACACTGTAAATAACAATAAATCTAAAAATATGGAACTCGAAACACAAATCAAACTATTGTCGTCTGAACTTGATAAATTCAAAGATGCCTTCAAGACTGATAAAGCTGAAGAAACAAAAGCGAATTTAATTAAAGTTGTCGAATCAACTCTTAAAGAAAAAAATCAAGAGTGGGTAGAAAAAATCGAAGCTGAAAAATCTGCAAGAGAAAATGAAAAAGCTGAAAGACAAAAACTTTCAGACACAGTAGATTCTCTTAAAGAAACAATTGATTTTCTTAAAACAGAAAAAGCTCAAGCTAATCAAGAAGCTTTGGTTACATCAAGAATGGACGAAATTCTTGAAAAATACGAATTATCGACTGCCGCTAAAAAACAAGTTTTGAATCAAATCAAACAAATCGGCGAATCTGACGAAGATTTCGAAAACTATAAAAAAGACACTTTAGAAGTTATTTTTGCATCTTTTGATAAAGAAGCAATTGAAAACGCTAAAGAAGAAAGAATCGAAGCTATTAAAGTAGAAGCTAAGAAATTAGTCGAAGCTGAAACAGAAAAAATTAAAGCTGCTGCTGAAAAAGTTTCTGGCCTTACTTTTGAAGAAATTCTTTCTAAAGCAAGCGAAGAAGGAACAGACCTTCCAAATTCACAAAGGGTTGAAGAAGAAGGCGATCTTGTTGATAAGATCGTATCAAATCTTAAATCAGAAAACGTAAACGTAAAATAAAAAAACACAAAAAATTAAATTTATAAAAAATCATGAGTAAAAGACTAAAACCATATCGCCAAGTAGCGGAAGAAGACATCATTAACGGATTGTTCTCTGCTGATACACAGACTCTTGATCAAGGAGTTCTTGTTTCTATCTCAGCATCAGACGGCTCTAAAGATCCTGTTGAGTATGTTGATTCTTCACAACTTGGAAAAACTGATTACGCGCATATCGGTGCAGACATGTATCCTGTTGTTCCTAATAAGTTCACAACCGCAGCTAGTGGGGCAAGAGCAGCAGACGTTCTTGGTATCACACTTTTCGAAGTAGCATATACTGACGAAAACGGAGAAAAATACCTTTATTACAAGCAAAAAAGAATTGAAAATCAAATCTGCTTGAGTGGTGAAGCTGTCCCAGTTGCATCAAGAGGTGTCTTTGAAATTACTAGCGGTAATTACGCTGGGACACCAACTCACGAAACTTACGCAATCGTAGGTGGCGATGGTAAACCAGAAGCTGTTACATACGTTGGTCTAACAGGAATGGGACTAACAATGGAAAACGTAATCGGCAAGTTCTTGTCAACACCACAAAGCGGTTCTAAACAAGACAACTCGGTTCTATTGAAATTGAACATCTAATTTAAAAAAGGAAATTTAAAATAATGAATATTACACTAAAACACACAAAAGATCATGTAGAGCTAGTTAAAGCTATGGCTAGTAACGATATTGCTCTTGCTAATAAAGCTCAATTGGCTGTTGCAGAATTTATTGAACCAGTTCTTAACGAGGTTATCAATAAAGCCCCAACCGTTTCAAATCTTTTTACGACAGAAACTTTTAATGAAGATAGTTCACCAAGTCTTCCTTTGGATCTTTATTCCGATATTGAAACAGAGGATCACCTAAGAATTTGGTCGCAAACACAACC